CCATCCAACCAATACTCCACCCAAGTGGTGTACTCGTCATCATTATCAACGAAGCCTTCTTTTTTCTCAAGAAGAGAATCGTCCATTTCGCCTTTGGTTGTGTTAACAAGCGCCATAGGTTTCCTTATACAAGTCTGATTAGTGCTGATGTGCTTGTGTTTGCGGGCATAGCTACAGTAAACGTACTGTTTGAGATTTTGTCGTTACCAAAATCAAGCACACAAACTGCTCCATTATCACCGGCTTTATAGATCAAAGCACCACGCGCAGTGATCGAGCCTGTCCAACTGGGACTGCTAAATGATACATATACAACGCTACCAGATGTCGTCAAGGCGGAGCTGACCGTGGCTGTTACCACTTGGCCACCAGCGGAATAGTTACCACCAGAAGCCTCGCCTACAGCTGTATAGGCCGCAGTTGTTTCATCCAGCGAAGCTGCATTGGTGTACAGCGCCAAATAAAAAGTATTAGTAGATAAATTAATCGTGCCGTTGGCAAGACCAGAGCGCAATGTATTGCAAGAGTAATTGCCGGTAAAAGCCATTAGGTCACCTTCTGACGATACTGACCAGAGCGGTAAGCGTCCTGACGCTCCATACCATCACCCAGACGTTTAGCCAACGCAAGTGCTTCCTGATACTTTGTATTGTAGAAAGCCATGATATCTTGCTCACCCTTCATGTAGGTATAAGCCTCAACCAATGAGCCGTACAAAAGCACAGAATCAAAGTTATTACCCAACCATGTCTGGCCATCTGCCGCAACAGTAATGGATTCGGGGTAGTAGTAATAGTGCAACTCTACGTTGTAGTTTGCATCTGGCGTTGGGCCAACCAAGAACGACAAAGTATCTGAAACTGTAGCCCCACTTACTTTGGGTCCAAACAAAGCATAGTACTTTGGCATTCCAGTATCAGTAGGACTTGGGTATGCTTGGCGGATATAGTTAACATCCTTGTTCAGCAAATACTCATACGCACCTGTGGCGTCAATTACCGCAAATGAATACGATGCTAAAAAGTCATCGGGCGCATTTAAGTATGGGGTTGTATTAGAAACAACGCCAGTTACGTTTTTGCGAAGCGATGGAAACTGAACTGTATTGTAAATACGCTGCTCAGCTTGCTGAACAAACACGGGTATTTCAGCGATAAAGTTCGCTTCGGTATTTTCCGTGTACGCTTGAATAGCGTTGCTGAGTTGCGTGTAGTTCATGCCATTGGGCCTCGTGCCATGACACCTTTAGTCGCAGCGCCTGTGCCACGAATCTTGATGCCGCTAGTTTTAACTGGCTCATTGCCAGCAGACTTGCTAATTAGCCCAATAGACATGTCCAGCGTATCAGTTTTGCTCATATTGGCGCGAGCGTTCAATTCAGGCTCAGCTTCTTTGTAACGACCAGCGTAAGAGTCTGCAGGTTTGTTATCACGATTAGCGCCAGTCTTAACTGGGGGGCTATTCTTTTTGGTAGGTTTAACTTGTGCAACCATTATTTGCTCCCAGCTTTTTGGTTACGTGCACGGGCCAAGTTGCGACCCAGCTTGCGCATTTCCATGCCGGTCACGGTCTTAGCACCTTTGGCACCTTTAGCGCCGCTTTCAATGCCAACGGTTGGACCGCTGTCACCTAGATTCTTACCTTTGGTTTTACCAGACTTGGTAACGCCGTCTGCTGCTTTTACATATGCCATATTCGACTCCTTATGTCGTTGTAACAAATTTATTTGACTTGCTACGATTGTCCCATGCGGGGATTACTTGTAGATTATGCAGTACGTGTAAACCAGATACAAGCTTTCCTTGCAAAGGCACTACATGATCTACATGCCATTGAAACCCAAAAATGCGCGTGCGTAAAGTAGCCAATTCATATGCCTGTTCGATTGCCCAAAGGTCATCATCTGTAACCCATTTAGGCGTTCTATGCATTTTTGAAATACGGTATTTATTTGTCTTTGCGGCTAATTTTGCTTTATTTTTTGCCGCGTAGCTTTTACTACTAAGCTTGCGTAAATCAGGATTGGACTGAAAAAAACTGGCAACCCGCTGTTTTTCATGCTTGCGGTATTCCTCATCTTTAGCCATTTCATGGTATTTAGCTTTCATTTTTTCTTTGTGACAAGCACGGCACCACCAAAAAAGACCATCTTTAGCTGTGTTCTTTTTGTAGAACTCAGAAAATGGTTTAGAAACAAAACAATGGTTACAAGTCTTCATGTAACACTCACTACTACTGTACCAAGTTCTATGGTTAAAACCAAGTTATTTGGTGTCAAAGTGCTATCAAAATTTCTTGATCCACCAACTGGATTCCAGCCCCACTGGAAGATGCGACTGCCAGCTTCAGGATAACCAAAACCATTAACTGTCGTACTGTCCGTAGTCAAGATCTGCAAACCGTTTTGACCTGATACGCGATAGCTAACATCAGGGCGTGGCTCACGCACAGCTTGAGGATCATCAACCGGGTACATACCCAACTGCAACTGGGGGTGATCTGGATCCCAGCAAGAACGGCAAACTTTGATTTTAAAAGGCTTAGTCTTAACGGTCTGGGTACGCAATTCCTTGAGCATATAACGCCCATCACAGCGGTCACATTCCGCAATTGCATATTTACCAGAGGCAAACCGATTAGGCATGGTAGAACAAGTTCCTTGGCACAAAACGCAAAGGCGATGTATCACGGTCTTCAGCGGATGCCATTTCCCACTGCTGTTCGTATTCTGCCTTCAAACCCATAACACGTTGTGGATCCACATCAGGCAGTTTCATGCTTAGCAAATAAGCCAAGCCAGCTACCATACAAGGAATAAAACGGAATGGTATATCCTGAATAGATGTACCAGTACCTGCATCTTGTATACGACGCATACGGTAATACACAAACATGTACTGATCACCAGGAGCATTAGGTGTTGGCCATACGTTAATAGCTGGTAAATTCTGCACGGTCAAAAGAGTAGAAGTACCAGCCGTATGAGAAGCGGCAGTTGTGCCGTTCTGCCCACGAGCGCAATTAATCAATTGATTGGTTACTGGATTCACATTGGGGTAACTAATTGTCTCATTACCAATCTTTACAAACCCAGAAGTTGTTAGCTGAGAAACATCAGACACCGTGATTGTGGTGTCAGTACTGTTGATAGATTGCGTTAGATAGACCGTGGTGAGGTTTTCTTGGCCTGACTGACGGTTGTACCAGACTTGAATCGGACGGCCTTGTGCGAGCTTATTAGGCAGGCTCATGTACGTAGATTCAGAGATGCTACTGATGTTGATATCAATCTGGTTAGATGTGCCGTTGCTCTGGCGAATAACGGTGTCCAGCAGGTTGATCGTATCCGTAGGCATTGGGTAAATAGCTTGACCCGTAACCATGGGAATCTGACCCTGCTCAACTGTCCAGAAATTCAAACCACGATTAGCCCACTCAATTGTCAAAAGATTTAACGAACGGCGAGCTGTACGAAAGTTATAACCAGTGCGAAGTTCCTGACCGCAACGCTCAAACGCTTCCTCAATGAGGTCGTTCATGTCTAAATTAAAGACGGTGGTTCCGGTAGTCTTAGCCATGATTAAACCATCTTTCCGCGTGTTTTGCCACGTTGAGCAATACCATCGGCACGCTTAGAAGCGGATGAAACTTTAGACGTCATTCCGCCAGAAGCCATCTTCTTAACCTTGCCACCTTTTTTATATACCGCACCGATAGGTAAAGCAGGGGCAGTACTTGCATTAAATTGACCGGTAGGTGTATTGAAGCCACCGCCCATAGGTGATGCTGGGCCAATAGTGTTCATGTTTGGAACACTAGTATCGCCTTGAAAGTTGCCTGTTGGACGGGGATAATACGGATCAGATATACCGCCGCCCGGTACTGTGGCACCAATAGTATTTAAATTTTTTGGCCCACCAATATTAGAACGAACAGGAGTTGGCATTACTCTAGGCATTGGTTTTGGCATTAATCTTGGCATTATTTCATCCCCTTTAAAGTTTGTGCTAAACGTGCACGTTGACCCATTTTGCCTGGGGCTTTGGCAGCTTTTGCTAATTTTTTAGCTGGGATCTTTTCACCAGCTTTAACGCCCAGTTCTTTTTTCAAAGCACCAGGTTTCTTGATTGCCTTTTGGATCCACTTTTCAGCCATTATTTCCTCGCAGTCTTAGCAGAGTTTACGAACGCTTGCTTAGTTGGCGCACCTTTGCTACCAGGTTTTCGCATTTTTTCACCAGAGCCTGCAGCGATTCTTTTACGCTTTGCATTGATATTGGCATAGAGTCCAACCTTTCCGCCTTCGGCGTATTGAGTAAAGTCCGTGTCATCACGGCGGGCTTTTCGTTTCCCGCTGGGCATCTTTGAGGGGGAAATAGCCCCCATTCCACGGCTTGCTCGCATGGTTACACCATCTTTCCGCGAGTCTTACCCTTAATGCAGCAGCCGTCAGCGCGGGCTGAGGCAGTCATACCGCCTGACGCCATCTTTTTAATCATGCCGCCTTTTTTACGACCTTCAGGTTCTTGAGGTGCTTTACCTTTTTCAGCAGTGTAAATACCTTCATCCTGTTTACGTTCGTAATCAGCAAGTTCTTTAGCAGTAGGGCCGCCTTGTTTACCACGACCAGCGCCAGCATCAGGTTGATTAAATTTGTCCACAATATCTCCATATTCCTTAGAGGCTTTACCTTGCTCAGAATCCCATGTTTCTCCTTTCATCTTATCGATGTACGGAGTCATACGAGCATCAGGGTATTTTTTCTTTAAAGCTGCGCGATCTAAGTTGTACTTATCCAACTTGTAATCAGCCATGATTATTTCCCCTTAGTCATGCCGCCACCGCACATGGTTTTTACATGCTCGTGGTGCATCTTGTGGCCGGAATCTTTGCTATACATGCTACCAACTTTTTTCTGCTCATGCATAAAAGCATTGCCACCATGCTGGGCTTCAATGTCTTCTACCAAATGACGGGGCATGGTAGTTTTTTCATTCATAATTTTTGCCATGATATTTCTCCTTAGCAGTACTTGCCGCCTTTAGACATTTTGACCATTGTGCCTTTGGTTTTACCTCTAGAGGCAACACCATCACGACTAGGAGCAGCTGTTTTTACAGCGCCCATTTTTGACATTGCCATGCCGCCCTTTTTGAGTTTGGACAAGTCAGTGCCTTTACCACCCTTGTGCTCTTGTTTATCGTGCATCTTGAATGCTTTCTTGATGATGGCTTTATCTTGTTTGATATCAGCCTTCATGTCTTCTTTCATATCGCTCTTAGCCATTTCGCCACCCTTTTTGAAAAGTGCCATCTTCCCATGTTGGGTTTTTGGCTTGTTAACATCCTGTGCATCTGGACGAGTCATACCACCAGAGCCAAATTTTCTACCTTTGTCGGCTTTAAGAAAATCTTCACCAACACTTTGTTTGATACCAACTTTCTTAGCAAAAGCTGGATTCTTGGCAACGGCAGCCATAAAGTTATGTTGTTTCTTACTTGTCGATGGCATCGTCAGCCTTCTTTCTTTTAAACAAGTCGTAGAAATTCTTGCCGGTTGTCATTTCGTAAATGCGCATTACACCGACTATTGCACCAATTAAAGCAAACAGTGGGTTGAACAGTTCTAAGAAAGAACCAAAGGTTGCAAAAACTGCTACAAAGTCCAGCGTGTTTTTTACGTTGTCTGTATGTTCAGTCATATCATTCGACCTTTTGTTTTGCCTTTAATAGCGCAGCCATCGGCAGCGGTAACATAACCGCCCTCAGCACAATTCCATGCCCTTAAAGATTTATTGATCCGTGAATTCGGATCGTTGGCTGTTTTGGCTGAGGTTAGTTTCTTTTTCATTCCACTCATCCTCGCACAGAAAGAGTCGCGCCGGGAGCCGCCTTCTGGCTGGGGCCGTTTCAAATTCATGCCTTGCGCTTTTGCAGAGGCTCGCCCTTTGGCGTTCAAACCGCCATTGGGGTTCTTCCCTTCTGCTCTCTGCCATGCTGGACTCTTAGCCATTTGTGCCCTGTATGTAGTTTTGAACAAGCACCAACTCAAAGAAACCAGCCGCTTCATTGTTTGCCGCCCCACCAATTGCTTCGCCTTGAATGCGAGTCTTTTCAGCAATTGAGAGAGGATAGGGAAATGGTTGGGTTGAACTATTGTTATTGGTAACAATCAATGGGCCAGTGATGGCAATTCCATTTGTTCCC